GGCGTCGGGCAGGGTGGACAGGTATTTGAAGGTTTCGTCGTCCTGATCGAGATAGGTTTCCTTGCGCCGGTATTTTTCCTCGCGCCACGACACTTTCACCAGGCCGGTTTTCGAGAGCAGCGCGTCCTTGATCATGGAATACAGGGTGAGAAATCCACCGTGCTTGAGAAACACATGGTTGACGTAATCGGATTCCTGTTCGGCGGCTTCGATATCGTCGGGGCTGGTGGGGAGGAACCGCACGACTTCCTCGGAACCCGCGAAGATATCCATTAATTGCGGCATCAGGCCTTCGACCGTATCCTGGACGTCGGTGGAGACGGCCTGCGATCTGCCGACTTCGGTGGGGAGTGCCGTGGTCATGTCGCCATAGTAGTAGTCCATGGCGTCGGCGCGATCTTTCGTGAGTTTCGACGACGAGATCGAGGCGAGCGCCGAGGATCGTTCGGCTGCCAGGATGGCTTTGAGCGTATCGAGTTTCATTTTTGGCATCAGCAGTTACCCGCTGGGATGACATCGAGCAGCATATTCCGCAGAAAGGTGTCGCACATTTCGTCTTTGGTGAGGTTTGGCACGATGAGAGCGAAGGGGGATGCCGGATGGCATACCCGGTCCATGACGGTGTGGATCATGATTGCCGCCCATTGATTTGCGGGCTGGATTAGGGAGATATTCATGATTATTGCGGTATTCTGAACTGCGGCGGGCGGTAGGGCTGCATCCATTGCGTGGGGGCGATCTGCGACTGCTGGAGCATCCATTGCGTGGGGGCGATCTGCGACTGCTGGAATTTCCTCATGTCCGCGTTCTGATTGAGCCAATTTTGCAGGCCTGGCGGCATTTGCGGGGATAGATTGGGTGCGCCGCCGGAGGCCGAGCCGATATCGAGCGGCTGACCCGGCTGCTGCGGAGGCTGGAACGGGCTTGCCATTTGATCGAAGATCGAGGACGGCCCACCGCCAGTCAACGGCGATCCGCCGCCGCCCATACCGCCGCCGCCACTGAGCAATCCCATGAGTATGGAAAATGGGTCCATCATTTCACCAATTTGAATGGTTTGCCGTCTTTATAGATGCACGATGGTCCGCGCTTCCATTGGGGATTTTTCTTATGCAGGGCGAGCTGCCAACTGGCAATATCTTCGATGGCTTGAATGGTTTCATCACAAGTAACAAATCGCAATCCATCGTTATTGCACATGATCGAATATGGGTTTGTTTTCATGGCTTTGTATGGATAATGGGGCCAGTTCTTCATCAGACGATCCCGATCTGCGGGTAGTTCAGCTTGCGCTGGAAGGCGCTGCGATTGACGCGCTTGTCCAGCGTCATGGCGCCATAGCGGAAGGCGTCGGCGGAATGCGAGCACCAATTATGTAATGGGCTTGCGCGCAATGCCCTCAGTTTGTCGGAATATTCCGAGCGATATTGCCGCAGTGCATCGATACCGCGTTTGCATTTCTTGGCATCGAACCAGCAGCGCGGCAGGAAGGTGCGCACGCCATTGATGCCGTCCTCGACGCGGTGTTGCGGGCAGATATCGATGTTGCCGCGCAGGCCGAGGCTTTCCAGCACTTCCAGGCGGGTTTTTCCGGTGCCCATTTCCTTGACCTGGATATCGAAGGGCAGGATATGCCCGCCGTAGATGTAATCCTTGTCCCGGATGAGTTTGACATAGTGATTGAGGTCGACGCCGGAACTCTCGTAGTAATCGATACAGCGCACCTCGCCCTTACCGATCGGCTGAAAGAACCAGATGGCGGTGGCGTCTCGCATGCCCAAATCCCAGGCCGTCCACACTTGAGCTGCGATATCGTAGGGCACTGCGGTAATACGGCCTTCCAGCTCGGCCTTTGCCATCAGCTTGCCGTAGTAGGCCCCCGGCGTAGCGCCGTCGAAGTTGCACTCGAACTCCTGCATGTACTGATCTTCGGACAAGTCCTCGCGCGCAAGCGTCAGTTCCTCGGGATCGATCAGATTGGTTTCCGACGCACGGAGCATGAGCGAAAACCAGGTCGGATCGTCCTTGGCCCGCATATACAGCTCGTAGAATGCATTCCGGCCCTTGGGCGTTCCAATGAACGTTGCCCAACCCTTGCGGTCCGATAGCGCCGGCCGGATGACTTCCGACCACACCCGAGGGTCCATGTCGGCATTCTCATCCAGAACGATCCCGTCCAGGTAAATCCCCCGCAACGCCTCCATGTTGTCGGCCCCGAACAGCCGCACCTGGGCGCCGTTCGGGTAATCCACCCGCAACTCGCTCTCGTTCACCGTCGCGCCATGCTTAACCAGCGGCGACATCGCATCCTTGAGATAATCCCAGGCCACAGCCTTGCTTTGCTTCAAATACGGCGCCACATAGGCAAATCTCGGCCGCACCTTCGTGCAATCCAGCGCCGCGCGCTGCAAATCCTGTATGCAGGCCACCGTCTTGCCCGCCCGCCGGTGACACACCAGACAGGAAAACCGCTGCTTCCTCAAATGATAAGGGATAAACTGTAAACGGGGGGTGTAGGAAATCTCAATAGGCTCGGTGCGCGCCTCGATCATTGCCTAATCTCCGGTAAGACCAGAAAAAATCTTCATCAAATATCAATCGTGCCATGAGCCGGTTAGTCCGTTGCGCTCTGCGCCATGTCTTCTCAAACACCGACTTGGTATCGCCGCTAAAACGCTCCATGTGGGTCTGAATATAGCTGATTTCCGTAGTAATATTATCGGTTTCCGGGTTGCGGCCGTAGAGATAGTAAAAATTCCTGAACTGCGGAAACTGCTCCTTGGGATCGACAATCAACGCAGCCCGCCGCCGTTGTCCTTTAAGAACAGGATACCATGGATACTTCTCCGTCCGCTTAACCCTCATCGTTTACCCCGCCCAGCCCGCCACCGCCGCATGTACTCCCGCTGATACGCCGTCCGATCAAACTTCAATGCCTTCGGAACAGGCGCAACAACCGGACCACGAATATCGCCACCTACAGGCGCCACGTCCGCCTTCGCCAAGCCTACCGCGGGCGAGAAAGTCGGACACCCATCGCACAGCCAATGGCGCTCCCCGCAAAGTCGACATTTCGGCTTTTCCATGCAGTAAGACTAACACACTAGAATTCAGGCTGAACGGTTTTTGCGCTGGAGGAAACGTCATGCTCGGTGAAGCCATAATGGGTCTTGGCGCCATTAAGACCGCCTTCGATATGGCGAAGGGATTGAAGGATATTGATGACACCGTTCGTCGCAACGCGGCGGTCATAGAACTTCAAGAAAACATCCTCACTGCACAACAAGCGCAAGCGGCGCTGATTAAGCGAATAGACTATCTTAAAAAAGAAGTGGCTGGCTTTGAAACATGGGAGGCTGAGAAGATGAATTATGAACTTAAGTCCGTCCACATCGATACTTTTGCTTATGCGCGCAAGTCGATTGCTGGCAGCAGCGAACCTTCTCATTTCATTTGTGCAAACTGCTATGAACAGCGAAAGAAGAGAATCTTGCAACGCACGGATATGGCGCATTTGGCGTGCCCCGAATAAGGTTTGATTCTTCACTACCCCACAGAACCAGACCGTCGTGCTGTCCGAGACATTTCCCGATACGCGGCTATGGGCAGTAATTGACGGAATTGAGAAGTGGAAGGGGGAATTGATCGAACCGATGAACCAGCTTCCCACATTGCGCGATAAATTAGCTCCACCGCGTCCCTGAGACTAACGGAGCCGTCCGCCACATCATCTTTGATCCGCGACAGCGCCAGGCTGCCAGCGTCAGACATTTCCAGCGTGATTTCTTCGGGCGCGCCAGCCCCTTGCAGCTTAGCGATAGAGACGGGGTCATTCATAGGACTAAATCCCTTGGGGTGTCAACGATAGATATTGGCACTAGTTAGACTAACACAATAGTTAGACTAACACAATGTAGTGTCTGAAATCCCTTGTTATGTGCTGGAGGACGGGACCCGCGTTCTTGCGCAACGCGGCTTGCAGGGAGGGATCGGGCTGTCTTTGGGCGGCGGCAAAAGCGGCGCGCGCCGAATTGCTGAATTGATGGGTAGTCTCAATGAAAAAGGCATTGATGTCAGGGGTTTAGTCGCGCGCGCCAATTCGCCAATTAGATTCATTCCGCCACACGGCGGTAATCCAGCGGACGGATACGAAGCGACAATTCTTCCCGACATTTGTGCGGGGCTGATCGATGCCCAGCAACAGGGTAAGTTAGGCAAACATCGCGAACATCTACAAAAAATCTGCAAAAAATTGGGAAAATTAGGGGCGGAGAGAGACAGGCACGCATATGCGTAGCACGAGCGCGGGTAAAGGGTTGATTTCAGAAGCCCCACGGGGGGGGCAAAAGGTGGCGCTGGGGGGGGTATGGCGGAGGCGCTGTCCGCCATGCTATCGCGC